CGACGTCTTTCAGCGACTTATCCAGTTTTGTGGTATCGCCTCCGATCTCGATGGTGATACCTTTGATTCTTCCTCCTGCTGCCATAACTGCTCCTTAAAAACGGTCAAAGTCTTCCTGTGTGGCCGCTCTGACTGTATCCCCGCTGCTTCCGCCGCCCGTGCCGGTGCTTTCCGCACGGTCGTTGGCCATCTCCGTCCATATGTCGATCACCATGCCGACCGTCAGAAGGTCCAGGTCTCTGATAGAGAGCCCGACCTCCAGGCATCTGAGCAGGAACAGCGGCGTCGTCAGCTCACGGCCTTCCTGCTGCGCCTGCGCCTTGATTTTTTTTTAGGCTGAACGCTGGTCTTCAGGCTTGCGTTCCACATGGTCACGATGACCGGCATAACTTCATAAATGGAAAAAATATTGAACTGCTCCAGCCATTCTTCGATGTCCGGAGTGCCGGGATCGGCGTGCCAGGCCATCGCGTATGCGATGTTTTCGAACACTTCCAGGTTGGCGACGGAGATCGTGGATCCTGTCTCTTCGGGAATGTTTTCCTCTTCGACATTCTCGACATCCGTCTCGGGTTCATCCTCCGCGGGGGCCTTTTTCTTGCTTCTGTTCTTCTTGAAGTCCTTGTCCAGGTCGTTGAAATCCTTAAAGAGATCTCTTCCGAATTTGGCCCTGTAGATCCTGGGCAGCATCGCGCTGGATCTCAGCCGGACCGGCTTGCCATCGATCTGAATCGTTCTTTCAATCATGTTCTGTTCTTCTCCCTTTTCTGTTCAGGATTATCAGTTACCGCTTCCGGTGCTTCCGGTGCTTCCGGTGCTTCCGGTACCGCTTGCAGCGGGTGTTTCTGTGATCACGGGCTCGTAGACGGAGCCATACCATCCCGTATAAACGGCAGATGTGGTATCATCGCTGGTCTTGGTCTTGACCAGGCCGTCATTTCTGGGAGTGTTGGTGATCGTGAAGCTCTCGGTCTGAGGGTCGACGCTCTCTTCCTTGGTGTTGGAGCTGACGCCGGGCCTGCCGCAGCTGCAGTTGTACATAACGTGACGGATAGCCTTTTCGTCGCCCTGGAACTCGAAGAGCATTGCAAACTTGGGAGCCTCTGCACCGTCTGCCACTTCTACCAGCACGCCGTTTGTGTCCTTCTTTTCGCCCAGGACATTGATCCTGAACCATTCTGTAGCAAGAGCAATCTCCAGATCGCCGCTGTAGCCGTTGTTTCCGGGTGTCCTGTAATAGACCACGTCATCAGCGTAGAAGGCGTTCTCTTCACCGCTGGCGTCCATGGACAGGCTCACGGCGCCGGGAAGTGCCACAGGCGTATCATAGCTGTAGGTACCTTCGGATTCGGTCTGCAGTGCAATATGGACGTTCTTCAGACCGTACTTAATCTTGTTCGCCATGGTATAAAATCTCCATTTCGTATATAACTTCGTACATTTTTTCCGATGCGATCCACGACTCATCTTTGTCGTAGAACATCTCATGGCCATCCAGAACGCTTTCGACCTGCTCTTCCAGAGCAGGATCCTTTGCATCGGTGTAGATCTCAATGTTCAGGAGCTGCACCTTCTGATAGACCTTGTCGTCTGCACCGAAGTTGTCGGTGCCCGCAAAATAAAAAATGAGGAATGGCGGTTCAGGTGATTCGCCTTCCTCAAAATGATGATATGCAAGCGGGAGACCGATGGACTCCAGCATGCTTACGATCTCTGTGTAAGTCATTGTTTGATGGCCTTCTCGATCTCTTCCTCGAACATCTTGATACCGGCCTCTTCTGCAGGGGCGATGTGCACGTGCGCGCCGGCACGTCCGCCCTGCCTCAGAGCATGTCCGTTTTCCAGCAGATGAGGGAGCCCCGGCTGCCTGGAATACACGACAGCGGTCATTCCGGTGGATGTATCATCCAGCTTCTTGATGGACCAGCTCTTCGCGTATTTGCCGCCGTGAGGCCGCCTGGGAGCGCTCGCCTTTATCTGCTTGCGGACTGCTTTTGTGGTCTTGTCGACCGCCGCTTTCATGTCTTCTGCGACCAGATCGCGGTACTCGATCAGACCGTCCATGATGGCCGATGCAAATTCATCGACCGATACCTTGCTGCTCGAACTCATATTGCTTACCTCTGCACCAGCTGACAGCGGAATTTCAGACTGTTGTTTTTCCAGGCATTAGGATTGATGTCCACGATGTTGTAGATCTCACCACCGAAAGCGACCCGGAACTTATCCTTGGTCACAGCCTTCAGCTCACTGCAGCATCTGCAGGTGAAATCTACCGTTGCCTGGGGAATGACCTGCTGGCCAGCCTCGTCGGTCTGCTCTGAACCGGACGTATGAGCGCCGGTGGCCCAGCAGGTGAAGTAATCCGTCCACGTGTTTTTGTGGTTCTTATACTCATCTACCTGGGCCTGGGCCCGCTGGAAAGTGATGCGGCACCGCATTGCTTCAATGTTCAAAACGCCGCCTCCCTTACGCTGAAAAGCATAGACCGGAGCTGCAGTGTCAGCTCGTTCATGTCCGCTGTCTCTCTGTGCTCGTAGAGGTACGCAATGGCATGGTAAGCGGCCGCCTTCACGACAGGAATGTCGGGACGGGTCTCTTCCTGTGCATCGTCGGCGTCGAAAAAGTCTGACTCTGATCTTGCTACATCCTTCACCAGCTGCTTTGCAGTAGCGATGATGGGCACGATCACAGCTTCATCTTCATCGGCGGAGTCTACCCGGAGATAGATTTTTGCATCTGCAAGTGTCAGTTTCATAGCGCACCTCTTTTGTCACTGTATCATTCCGGCTCAACGATCCGCAGCTTGTATGTGGTCTCCTTGTGTCCGGATGCCCACAGGGTAAAGCTGTCAACAGACTTCTCCCTGTTGTTGCCCGCCAGGACGAGGTCTGCTGCCACCCATCTGACGAAATAACCGGATGACAGGCCCATTGTGGATGCCTCAGAGACATCGTCCGCTGTCAGTGCCTTGCCGTTGTATTTCAGATCCGTGATAGGTGTGATCCCTGCGCTGATGCCGATGCCAAGCCATTTGTGCTTGCCCCATCCGTTGCCAGCCTCGAAGTCCTTAAGTGCGGATACCTTCGCAGAAAGAGTAATGGTGATGACTCCGTCAGATTCCGCTACGTTGCTGATCTTGCCAGTGTTGTACGTCCTGTTCGCATGTCCTGTCTCAGGGTCTACAACACTGTTCGCAACAGTGATCGTAAGGTCATCAGCAACCATGAGGCCTGCATCCTTCAGTTCAGTGATCAGTGTGTTCAGAGACCCACGGACCTTTGCCACCGTGTCGCTGTCGACCGCAGCTGTTGACATGTTCTCCATCAGGCCATTGTCGTAGACGATCTTGCCGCCGATGTGAGTGACGTCTCCGCCCTGCTCGGTGTAGTTCTTTGCGTTATACATTTTTCACCTCCATAAAGGGCATCCGTCCCGCTATCTGCAGGACGGATGCAGACAACTGTGATCAGGCATGAACCTGCAGGAGCTGGATACCTTCGTGCAGGATGACTTTTGCATCAACGCGCTCGGTGCAGATGAATCCGACCTGACCGTTGGTGGAGTAGAGCTCATTGAGCCTCTGGATGGTGCGTCCCATCCTGTCGGCGATCCAGAAGGAATGGAAATCGCCGAAGGCAACAGCCAGGTTGCCAGCAGCGATGGCGGGAGCATAGGCAGAGGTCAGCAGATCATAGCCGAGCAGCTTGTCGGGCTGGCCGAACTGCAGGGAAGGCTGCCACATGTAAACGCCGTTGCCGTCCTTCAGCTTACGGATCTCAGCGACGGAAGAATCCTTCATGAGGAACTTGGCGTTCTTCCTGTAGGGAGCCTTCAGAGCGTAGACCAGGCTGATCAGGTCGTCGCCGTTGATCTTGCCGGCTGCCGCGGACGTGACATTGATCTCACCGCCGACAGGAGCGCCGGAAGAATATGCGCTGAAAATACCGGTAGGCTGTCCGGAGCCAGTACCGACGCAGAAGGCAGTCTCTTCAGCGATACCGAAGGCGCGGCCGAACTCAGCTGCCAGATATGCCTGCAGATCGAATGCGGAGTCCTGAAGCAGCTCGATGGAGACCTTGGCCAGAGCAGTCAGCTTGTAGGCATCCATGGTCTTCTGCCCGAAGGTGGGGTTGCTCTCAGTGTAGGCAGCGTTCTCGGCGGTCCAGTTGGCCACTACATGGGAAGCTGCCACGGGGATCTTGCGCTCTGCAGTGGTGCGGATAACGTTGGCCACGGGCCTGATCACGTTGTTGTCTTCCAGACCTGCAACGATCTGGCGCTCGAATTCGGTGGGCACCAGGTAGCCGCCGTTGGCGTCAACGCCTTCAGACATAACGTTGTGGACCAGTGCTCTGCCGCGGAGGTAGCAGTTGTAGTCCTCAGCGTAGTTGTCGGATGCGATGCCGGTCCTGCTGTCAGGTCTTGCGACACCGGCACCGGGAGCTCCGGTCATGGGCTGGCCGTTCCATGCGCTCATCTGGGCATTCATGGTCTCCTGGCGCTGCATGCGCTCGATCTGATCGGTATAGGCCTGGATGTCAGCCTCCATCTTGTCATAGGTCGCGGAATCTTCCGCGGACATCAGGCCGTTCTCGTCCTGATGAGTGTTGAGAAAATCCTTGGCGTTTTCCCATGCGCGTGCACGCTTTTCGAAAAGTTCTTTGATAGTCATGGTGGTTTATCTCCTTAGACTCGTAAATCAGTGTTTCAGCAGATTCAGCCTCTTCATGAGCTGTTCTGCAGGGACGGTGTTCTGAGGCTTCTCCGGCTTCGGATGGGCCTTCATGAAGGCATTGATGAATGCGTTGTTGGTGACGCTGGGAGAGAATGCCGAAGCGGTGGCGGCGGCGCCGGCATCTTCCTTGTCGTCCGCGAAGAGGATCTCATCGCAGAATTTAAGCTCTAAAGCCTTGCGGGCATTCATCCATGTAGTGTTGTCCATCAGCTTCGAGATCTTGTCCCTGGACATCAGGGTCTTTGCCTCATAAGCGTTGATGATGGATTCTTTGACCTCGTTGAGCATTGCGATGGCATCCTTGAGATCATCCGCTTCTCCGAAAGCAATGGTGCTCGGATTGTGGATCATCATCATGGCCACCGGGCTCATGCAGACCTTTGTGCCGGCCATGGCGATGACCGATGCTGCAGAGGCCGCGATGCCGTCGATCTTGACGGTCACGTCGTGCGGGTAATCCATGAGCATGTTGTAGATCTGTGCGGCCGCGAAGACGTCGCCTCCGGGGCTGTTGATCCAGAGAGTGATCGGACCGTCGCCGGCATAGAGCTCATCCCGGAAGATCCCGGGCGTGACCTCATCTCCCCACCAGGTCTCCTGACTGATGGGGCCGTCGAGCGTCAGAGTCCTTTCGGATCCGAACTGGTCCTTCTGCTCATTGGTTACCCATTTCCAGAATTTGTTCATGGGTTACCTCCTTGTTGTCAGCGCGGATCCGGTTTTAGAATCGTCTTCCTCGGCCGTTCCGCCTTTGTTTGCATAGATGCCTGCATCCTTCAGCTTGACCATGTTGCCGTTGACCAGATACAGGTTTCCGCCCTCTTCATCCGGGATCGGATTCTGGTCTTCCAGCTCCCTGATGTCATTGGTGCTCATCCATCCGTTCTGCCTGGCGATCGCATAGCCGTTCATCCGGCTCTGGTAGTCGCCGCGGAGCAGGCCGTCGACATTCATTTTGATGACCATCTTCTCCTTCTGGGCCGGCAGGAGCAGGTCCTTATAAAGTGCCTGTTCCCATCTGGCCACCCAGGGATTCAGAGTGAACTTAACGAACTCCAGTGACTGGTGCTCGATGTTGGAGAACGTCGCATGCTCCAGGTCCTGGATCATGTGCGGCGGGACTCTGTAGATCCTGCAGATCTCATTCACCTGGAACTTTCTTGTCTCCAGGAACTGGGCTTCTGCCGGATTGATGGAGATGGACTGGTACTTGACGCCTTCTTCCAGTACGGCCGTCTTTCCGGCGTTCCCGGTACCGCCATATGCGGCCATCCAGGCGTCGCGGAGCTTCTGTGGATCCTTCAGCGTTCCGGGATGGGTCAGTACTCCGGAGGGCCTTGCGCCGTTGTTGAAGAACTTGTTTCCGAATTCCTCAGCGGCTATGCCCATGCCGACGGCGTCCCTGCACATGGCGATCGGGCTGTAGCCCATGATCCCGTCGAAGCCCAGTCCCGGGATGTGGAAGACCTGGTCCTCACGCAGGTAATGCGTCTGGGCCGTCGCACTTATACCCTCATCTCCGTAGGTCGTATACGCATAGACCAGCTGCCCGTTCTCGGCCCGGCCCACCAGCATCCGGTTTGGCAGGAGCGGGTAAAGAGCTACCACATCTCCGTAGCCGTTTCGGATGATCTGTGCGTAGGCATTGCCGTATGTGCACAGGTGGCCCATCATCGTCTCTCTGAAGACGAAGGACGTCATGTCCGGATTCGGCTGGTCGTGCAGGATCCGGTAGAGAGGATGGTCATAGAGCTTCTTTTTGGTGCCGTCAGATTGGTACTCATAGATGTTCAGAGGGAGCTGGGCAATGCCTTCCGCAAGGACCCTGATGCAGGCATAGACGGCCGCCTGCTGCATGGCCGTGAACTCATTCACGATCTTGCCGCTGGCAGACCTTCCGAACAGGTATGTCCTGTCGTTGTGGATGTACACGTCGTGGACCTCCTCAGTCGGCTCCCTTGAATGAAACAGTTTTGAGAGAAAAGAAAGTGCTGCCATAGCATTGTCCTCCTGCTAGAAAACGATCAGCGGCCGGTCATCGTATACCGATCCCTGCTGGCCGCTCTGCTTGATGGCGCGGTCCAGGCCCATGACCAGAGCGACGGCGCCGTCGATCTTCTCAGTTGATTTTTCCTTGTCCATCTTGATGTTCCCGGCAGGATCCTTCCGGATGAACACGTTGTCCATCATCCACCGGAGCACCGGGTGGCCTCCGTGGGCCAGGCGCTTCTCCAGGGTCAGCTTCATAAGCTCCTTTGTGGGCGGGCTCATGTCCCTGAAGCCCTGTCCGAAGGGCACCACCGTGAAGCCCATGTCTTCCAGGTCCTGGGACAGCTGTGTGGCGCCCCATCTGTCGTAGGCGATCTCTACGATGTTAAACATGGTGCCCAGCTCCTGGATCCGCTCCTCGATGTACCTGTAGTGGATCACGTTCCCCTCTGTCGTGCTTACAAGATCCTGCTGGACCCACACGTCATAGGGGACGTGATCGCGCCTCACACGCAGATCTACGGTCTCTTCGGGGACCCAGAAAAACGGGAGAATGTCGAAGACTCCCTCATCCATGTCGGTCGGAGGGAAAACCAGGACCAGGGCTGTGATATCCGAAGTGCTCGACAGGTCGAGGCCCGCATAGCACTTACGACCCAGGAGGCTCTCTTTCATGAGCTGCATCTTGTCGACCGGAGTTCCGCAGGCATCCCACTTGTCCATAGGCATCCATCTGACGGCCTGTTTTACCCACTGATTGAGCCTGAGCTGTCTGAAGGCATTCTCCTCTGCAGGATTCTGCTTCGCGCTCTCACAGGCGTTTCTGACGGTCTCCTCGCGGACCGTAATGCCCAGGGACGGGTTCGCTTTGTACCAGGTCTTCGGATCGGTCCAGTCGTCATCCTTGCCGGCTCCATAGATCACCGGGTAGAACGTGACGTCATGCTTCCGGCCCTCGATTATATCCACGGCCTTCTGATGGATCTCCCAGCAGATGGAATTCTGGTTGTCTCCGGCAGTGGTGATCAGGAAGAACAGGGGCTGCATCCTGGCATCGCCGGAGCCCTTGGTCATGACGTCGAAGAGCTTCCGGTTCGGCTGGGTGTGCAGCTCGTCGAAAACGACTCCGGAGATGTTCAGGCCATGCTTTGTGGCAACGTCTGAAGACAGGACCTGGTAGAAACTGTTGGTCGGAAGGAAGAGGATCCGGTTAGAGGATTCAAGGATCTTGCAGCGTTTCATGAGCGCCGGGCAGAGCTTGATCATGTCGACCGCTACTGACAAAACGATCTT